GCTGTGATCAGGAAATGCTCTTCAGGGAGAAAGTCATCAGCACCAAGGTGAGATGCAAACCCACGAGTATAATCATGAGTGTAGGTAGCATCAAATTTGAATGTCAGTTCAGCGTTGTAAGTCATGAGTTGTTCTCCTGTGGTCGCATTGCTTTCTTGAGGTCTGCAATCATCCTTCGACATTCGGAATGAAAATCAAGGTCATAGTTTGGACATTCCTTAATCCACTCAATCACCTGCAATAACTGCCAGTCTGCAGCGGCACGCATGTTTGCAGAGTCACAAGGGTGGATTGAGTCTTGAATTTGATCGCAGATTTCGTCAGTCATTGGGTGTTGTTGTTCAGCCATTGTTGTTCTCCTGTTGGGTGATTGGCGCTTCCTTGATGAGCTTTAGAAGCAGGTCGCGCTGACGACGGCGAGTAGCCAATTCAGCAGCCAAGTAATCAAAGTCACTGGCTGCCAATTCAGCAGCACTGGCTACCCTGTCAGCAGCCCTGGCTGCCAATTCAGCAGCCAAGTAATCCCTGGCTACCAAGTCAGCAGCACTGGCAGCATCGGCTACAGCACAAGCAGTTCCAAACCTGGCTGCCCTAACACCAGTCATGACAGCAGCGGCCTCGGCTGCCTTGACAGCAGCCCTGGCAGCAGCATAGGCAGCCGCACTGGCATCTTCTTCGGACCACTCGTTACCCTGTGCAAGCAGGTCAATCCCGGTGATGACGGTATCGATAATTGCCTGATTTTCTGGCTCAACTGCTGGGAGTGAACGCAGCTCCGCAGCGAGGAACTGCCACACGACGCGGCTGAGATCCTTCCCGTCAGACTCAACAGCGCTAGGGAATGCTGCAAAGAACAAAGGGGCTTCGCCTGGATGCAGCCCTTCAAAAATTGAGTCAGCGATGCGGCTCACCGCCAAAGGGATGCCGTACTCACCTTCGAGGAACTCAGGGGAATCCTTTGCTCTAGCTAAACAGCCAATGAAACAGGTCTTGTAGCTTCCCTGCTTAACCCGATCGGCTGCAACGTGAGCAGAGACTTCGGTCTGTAGTTGTTGAAAGTTTTTGGTAAATAACACTGTTTTCGTAAAAGATTAGAATAATGGGTCGAACGCAAATCCAGAGGGAGTCAAAAGCGATTGTATCGTTCATTAGTTTAACAGTATAGATTTCGCTTCGTCAACTGATCTAGCAACCCCTGCGATTCCGCCTGCGTTTCGGATGTGCTCAATAAATGCCTTCTGCTGTTCAGTCGCACGCCCCTTGGCAGTTTTGACCTCCACAGCTGCGAAGACCGGCACCTCCGTCCCCACCATCTCGGGTGTGATCGTGACCTTCCGGTAGCCAATTAAGTCCGACCCGCCAGGGCTGCCCACACCGAATTGCACATACCTGCCAGTTCGTGGATCAGGCAAACTCCCGCTGTTGTTCCTCCACAGCCTTACCGGGCCGCGACTACAAGCCAGCCTGATCTCTTGCTGAATGCTGGTTTCGCTCAAAAGTGCCGCGATGCCATTATTTTCTTTGCCCATGGTACTGGATATTTATAGCCTCGACTTTTGCCTAGTTCAATCAATTGCTCCAGCGTTTTAGCTCTGCCTTGTTCCGCACGTTTAGCAATGTGGGCTTTTTGTTTTTGAAGCCTCTCTAACGCTGCTGCCTGCCTTGGATCAATCTCACCCAATTCGCCATCAACTTCAGCTGGGCCGCCACGAGTCGGAGCCGGATACCGATACCCGCATTCAGGGCAAACCGGCGCTGGAACGTGAGCGCAAAAACAAGCAGGACACTGCCTAACGGGAGGTGCCTGCTCGCCTCGCTTCTTCCGGCCCTCCAGGCTCCACTGCCGTTCCATGTCCGGTGGGCCATGCTCGAAAATGGACCCGGCATGATCCAGCACGGTTAAATGCTGCTTGCCACTATCCGGCGATGTTCGCAGGCCGCGACCAATTGATTGCAGATAGAAAGTCAAGCTCTTTGTCGGCCTGAGCAAAATGATGCACTCGATCTGAGGCACATCAACACCAGCAACCCACAGCTGGGCATTGCATACAACCTGCAAACTGCCGTCCCTAAGACCAGTCAAGGCCGCGACTCTTTCTGATCGTTTGCTCTTGCCTGAAATCGCAACGGCCTTATAGCCCTGAGCCTGGAACTCAGCAGCAACATGCTCGGCATGGCTAATCGACGTGCAAAATGCCACTGCTCTCTTGCCATTGCAGTGCTTCTGATAATGCTTGATCACATCACCCGTGATGGTTGAACGGTCCATCTCGCCGTCAATATCTGATTGTCTGTAGTCACCGGCCTGCATCCTTAGCCCGGTCAGGTCCGGTCGATGCGGCGCAAAATATTTAATTGGAGCCAAGAGCCCCTCTTGAATTAGTGCGTTGGTGCTGCACGTTGGCACGATCTCATCAAAGATCTCGCCCAATCCCTTGCCATCGAGCCTGCACGGGGTGCCGGTCAGCCCCAGCAGCGGTGGGTTGCCAATCTTGCCCATCACCTTGAGATAGGTCGTGGCCACCGCCAAGTGACACTCATCCACAATCACAAGATCCGGCGGCGGGAACCCATCACGCCTCGCAGCAGTTTGCACGCTCACGACCTGAACCCGGCGGTGATACTCCATTGGCTTGCCAGCAGCAATCTCACCGAACGGGATATTCACCGAACGCAGCCGGTTGGCCGTGTCATCCAAAATCTCGCGCAAGTGAGCAAGGAACCAAACAGTCTTGCCCTTGTCGAGCGCAGACTGAATAATCGCTGCACTGGTATGGGTCTTGCCAAACCCAGTGGCAGCACACAAAATCGGTGCCCGATACCCAGACCGGTACGCCACCCTGATGTCATTGATCGCTTGAGTTTGGCGGGGGCGGAGGGTCATGGCAAAGAGTTAGTTGCTTTTTCGTAGAAGGTTTGCTAACTTTACACCGTACACGAATCCATGCAATGCCTCAGAGAAAATTAGTCGGCAAGTCAGGGGTGACACCCTGTAAGCACTTCCTCCTTGACAAACTCATAGGTAGAGAGTGTGGCGTTTTTACCAACTCAGGCTTCATGCGAAGCTATAACATCATCGACTTGACTGCTGGTGATGGAGTAGCGCCTAATGGTGAATTTAGCAAAAGGTGCTCGCCCGGTATCGCATTAGGTCATATTGATTGGCTAAATGAAAAATGCGTCGTAGCAGATTTCAGGTACATGGCTATTGAAAAACAGCCGGAAACTTATGAAAAACTTGTATCAAACTGTGACCAGAGAATTGATCAATCCTGGGCAAGAGCTAAAGGGGAATCGATTTACACAGCTAAAAATAAAAACTGTACAATCGAGCTAATTAATGGCGATTCAACTGAGATTGTGTATCCTTTGCTTGAAAACAATTACGGCAAAAATGATGGCGTCTTTATCTACAATGATCCCAATCATGTCAATGAATGGTGTATTACTCGCGACATGCTAGTAACCTTGCCTCCATTGACCACATCCTTGTCCACTTTGGGTTGCAACGTTGGTGGCTTAAAAAGGTTGTCAAGAGAAACCAGGCAGCAATGGTTTAAGAGGGTGGATTTAGTTACAACGTTTTTGGTAAAAGACTGGCATGACGCTTGTCTCTTCTCTTTAGGTGGAGCTGACCAGTGGGCTTACTTGATCACAGCACCGGCAAAATGGAGAGACAAAATAACCACAGAATGCCTGAACGCCGCTAAAAAAGTTGAAGGCCGAGTTGTTGACCCTGAAATGTTTTGGTATCGTCAGAATCGCGATGGTTTTAAGCGTTTACAAGACTACCTTTTCCTTACGAAAAAAGAAAACGAGGTTGCAGTATGAACAGCATTCAATCGATCCTTCGTCATTATCCTGAAATTACCGGGATACACCCTGCCGCTGATCTCTTTCCATTAATCGAAGGCCAAGAGTTTAGGGAACTCTGTGCTGACATCAAAAGTCGTGGACTTTCTCAGCCGATAACAATTTACAAAGATGGCTCCTTACTTGATGGCCGTAATCGCTTATTAGCGTGTTACGAAACCAATCAAGAAGTCGTTATTGATCAATACACAGGCAATGATCCGGTTCAATTCAGCCTTAGCGCAAACTTACAACGTAGACACTTAAATCCTGGTCAGCGTGCTGTTGTTGCGCTAAAGGTTCGTGAGCTACTTCAACCTTTAGCAAAGGAGCGGCAGGCCGAGGCAGGCAGGTCAGCAGCACCTGGGAGGCCAGCGGAGAAAGTTACCGCAGATCTGCGGGAAGTTAGCAAGCAATTAAAACCGGCAGAGGTTAAACCGCCTACTGAACAACGTCGTGAGGATCGCACTGCTTCAGCTCAGGCTGCTAAAGCCACAGGGTCAAGCACTCGCGCTGTTGAGCAAGCCGCCCGTGTCGCCAAAGTCGCTCCAGATCTAATTCCGCAAGTTCAAGCCGGAACACTTGCACTTGATAAGGCTCACAAGCAAGCGCAACAACGGCAACGTCAACAGGCCGTCAGCAGGCCGCAACCTGAAACTCCCAAGGTTGAAGAGAAGCAAACCATCACGCTGCTCGACCACAAGGGCAATCCTTACGAATACCCAAAACCTAAAGGCAAGGCCACTTTCAACCAACAAAAGGGCACCGAAATTGGCTGGGCAATGTACTCATGGAATCCAGTCACAGGTTGCAATCACGGTTGCACCTACTGCTACGCCAGAACGATTGCCGAATCTCGCGATATGGCCAAGTTCTATCCAGCAGGATTTACTCCCCTCTATCATTCAGAACGCCTTGATGCACCTGCAAATACTCCAGTGCCTGCACGAGCACAACATGAGCCAGCCTTTGGTCGAGTTTTTGTCTGCTCAATGGCTGATTTATTTGGTGCTTGGGTTCCTCAAGACTGGATTGATTCTGTTGTTGCATCAACAGTTGCAAACCCACAGTGGGAATATCTCTACCTAACAAAATTCCCACAACGTTATGCTCGTCTAGACCTGCCCAAGTCAGGCTGGATTGGCGCTTCCGTCGATGAGCAGCACCGCGCAGAGCCGACACTAGAAGCTATGTCAAAAGTTTCTGGCGTCAAGGTCAAATGGCTTTCAGTCGAACCTCTTCTCGCTCCGCTGAAATTCAGCAGCCTTGAAGGTATTGATTTAATCGTCATCGGCGCTCAATCCGCAAACCCCGGTCAAAACCCTTCCTTTGCACCACCATTTGAATGGGTGGCTGATTTGGTGGCCACGGCAAGACGCGACAACTGCAAGGTCTGGCTTAAAACCAATCTTCTGGGTCAAACCAGTAATGATTGGCCCGGAATGCAACTGCCTAACGAGATGCCGCTATGAAAAAGTATTCAGGAGAGCGCACTGTCCGCTTTGTTCTTACTGAAGAACAAAAAGCTTGGCTTAGGTCAAAAGCAACAGGCATGAAAACAATGTCTCAGGTTTTGCGTGAGTTGATAGACAAAGCGATTCAGGAAAGCCGCTAATGAGTGACCTTCTTATCGACTGGTCAATCACCGATGACTTCCTTGAAGCCATCGGTCGCAGTACCGGCCCCATAGTTTTTGCTGTCTACCCCTCGGATCCGTCGCGGCCTTGTATCCATATCAAGGCTGATGCCGAGGACATACCGCGCAACAAAATCGAACGCATCCTTGCCCGAAATTCAGGCAGCAGCCTTGGCTTCGTCGTCAATCCACCCTCGGACCAGCCTGCTGTATGGGGCACCAAGCCGGAGCACATCAACCGGGCTGGTGAAATTAAAGCTTGGGGTGCTTCCAACGCACACATTGCTCACGCAATTGCTTGCTTTGCAGAGTGCGACGGCAATCTCGACCGCGAAGCTCAAGCAGCACTGCCTGCAATGGCGGGACTCCCAGAGCCAACGGTCTCGGTCTGGACTGGTGGCAAATCCCTACACCATTACTGGCTCTTCACCCCAGGCCAAGAGCCAGACATCCAAGATTTCTCCGACCTGCAACGCAGAATCGCCACAGCAATCGAGATTGTTGCGCCTGACTCCAAGCCAGACAAAGCCATCTCCAACGCATCTCGTGTCATGCGCCTGCCCGGTGGTATCCACCCCAGCACTGGCGAACGCACGGTTATCGCCTCGACCACCACCGAAACATTCACCCCAGACGAGATCGGTGCCGCTGCTCCAACAATTTTTCAACGTGGCACCCGGCCAGCAGAACCGTCTCATCACTGGTTTTCTAAACTCCCACCAGCAGAGCAGCGCACACTTGCTGTTGAAATCCTTCGTGATTACATCCCGCTTCGCACTGAAGCAGGCCAAGGCACCTATCCGGTCTGCTTCGCCTGCCTCGCCGCTCTAACCCACCATTTCGGACAGTCCCTTGCACAGGACATCGTTCTGGAAGCTGACTGGCAATCACCCGGTACATGGGAGCCAGCCAAGAAAATTCTCTCAATTGGTGATGCGCCAATCAGGGCTTCAATCAGCAAATTAATCAACACTGCAATATCAAATGGCTGGGAATTACCTCAAAATGTTGATACCGAAGAGCCAAACGAAGCACCAGAAGAACACCATGCTGTTATCCCTTTTCAGTTCCTTGGTTATGAACATGGCAAGCATTACTACATGCCGAGAGCAAGCTCACAAGCCATTGAACTTTCAATATCATCACACACAAAACTGCACCTGATTTCACTTACGAGTTCACTAGAGTTCTGGGAGCGTAACTTTACAGTCAACGATAAACTTGACTGGGATCGTGCTACCGAATGGTTGATGCAAGAATCATATAAGAAAGGTGTATTTGATCCTGATCGCATTAGAGGTCGTGGCGCTTGGGTGGATGCGAGTCGCGTAATCTTTCACCTTGGAATGAGGATGATAGTTGACAATCGTGAGCAAAAAGTATCAGACGGCATCTCAAGCTATTACTTTTACGAACACGCAAAACCACTTGATGGGCCTAGCGAAGTCCCGTTAGATGACGATGTTTCAGTTCAGCTTTTCAACCTTGCAAAATCTTTCTCTTGGGAGTCGCCTTCCTATGCGTTCCTGCTTGCTGGCTGGGTTGCTCTTGCTCCTATCTGTGGCGCACTTGAGTGGCGCTCACATATCTGGGTCACCGGGGGCAAGGGCACGGGTAAGACAACAATCCTCAGCCGTTTCCTTAAGCCTTTGCTAGGCGGGATATATCAATCAGCCACAGGTGGCACCACTGAACCTGGCCTTCGCGCTGCTCTCCGGTCTGATGCAATCCCTGTACTGTTCGATGAATTTGAGCAGAACGACTCCCGCGAAAAACAAAATCGCGACAACGTTCTGGCCATGGCAAGGATCGCATCATCTGAAGGCGGCAAAATTATCAAAGGTTCAGCGGGTGGTGGTGCCGCTAATCAATATGAAATTCGCAGCATGTTCTGTGTTTCATCAATTAATGCTTCCTTAGTTCAGGGCGCTGATCGTGATCGCTTCTGTGTATTGACTCTGCAGAAGGGTGAAGGCGATTGGTTGCCGCTTGAGGCACAGATCGCCAAGCTCTGCACATCAGAGACTGGTCGCAGCCTGGTGGCACGAACACTGGCACGGGTGCCGACTATTAGAGCCAACGCTCGGAAGTTTGCATCGGCCTTAGCCATCGAGCACGGTCAGCGTTTTGGAGATCAACACGGCACCTTGCTCGCAGGTGCATTCAGCCTTCTCCCCGGCAGTGATCGAGAGGTGTCTGATGCTGAGGCTGCTCAGTTCTGCTCTGACATCGACTGGACATCACAGCGGCGCGATGAGCGTGATGCTGATGAGGATCAGTGTCTTGCGCGGATCCTTGAATCGATGATCGCCGTCGAGGGCGGCAGAAGGTTCACAATCATGAATCTTGTTGAGAGTCTTTGCGGTCCCAAAATGGGAACTATCGAAGGTTCGGATGAAACTGCGGAAAAAGTTTTGGGCCGATATGGAATCAGGCTCATGTCTGGCTCGATGATGATTGCGAACTCAAATACGAATTTAGAACGGCTTTTGGATGAAACGGCATGGTCTGGTGGGGCTCATAAGCAAGCACTGAAGCGGGTTTTCGGGGCTTCAGGCTCCACAGGAATGGTGAGATTCTGCGGAAGTAAGTCATCTAGGGCTACAGTGATTCCACTAACCGCAATTATCGACACGGATTAGCCCAAAACCTAGTGATACCAAGCTGTATCACTTCAGCGATACACCGATACACGACCGATACGCCGACATCCACTGCGGCGCAAGGGTTGTATCGATGTATCGCTTTTTTGTGCCCACGAGTAAGTATGTGTGTGTAAGTAAGAGAGAGTAATATATATAATATATATTTATTGATACATTTATTATTATTGATACATCCCAGTCATACCAAGGGATTTGCCCGTATCACCCCCCGATACGTTTGTATACGTTCACTGCGGCGCAAGGGATCTCAGCGATACAGAGCCTAAAAAGAGCCCTCCAGCTACCCTTGTTACAGTCTTAGGCGCATTTGGAGCCGCATTTCATGATCGAGCCATGCCAGCAATCTGAATTTTTTATGGAGCGGCTCAGGAGACAGTCACAGGGGATGAGCCGTGAAGAGTTGCTAGTCGTGGTCGATAATCTCAGCCGCCTGTACTGCACCACAAAGGCTGGAGCTAACTGGCTGGCGAAGAAGCTGCCAGGAACATGACAGCAAATTGTTGACATGGTGCGTTTAGCAGCTACTCTTGCACTGCAAACAAGATTGCGTTTAACGATGCCTTCCATTGCTTCGCTAAGAAAACAGGTCAAACAAGCCGATGACGCTTACAGGTCCGGTAACGCACTCATGAGTGACCAAGACTTTGACCAACTTGCCGCTGATCTCAGAGCGGTTGCGCCATTTGCTCCTGAGCTGATGCTGCCGGGAGGCGGATCGGCTCTTTTGAGCTTGAATAATGGCGATAGGGAGGAGCTAGGCCACTGGATCTCCATGAGCGGCGCCCACGAGCCTCTGTGCGTGTCGGAAAAGGTTGATGGGTGTGCAATTGCCATCCGCTACGTTTTAGGCCGCTTAGAGGCTGCTTGGACGCGATCTGGTGCTGACGCCACTGCTTTAGTTGCTCGTGTTGCTCCAAAAAAACTCTCGCAGCCTCTTTCTGTTGAAGTTCGCGGCGAGTTGTACGACTCGGTGACTGGCAAGCAAAGCGTTCCTGCTCAAGCTTTGCGTAAGCCGAATCACACTGGCGACGGACTGGGTTTTATCGCCTATACGCTTGTGGATGCTGATGGCGATGAGTTCTTGACGCTTGAGCGTTTAGCTGCTCTTGGACTCGACACTGTGTCAGCCGTTTGCTGCACTACTGTCGCTGACGTGATCGCTTGTCATCGCCAGTGGAAAGCTGGTTGTTTCGGTCGGTCGGAGCTGCCCACCGATGGCATCGTTATCAGGATTGCGGACCACTCCGCGCAGCAAGCTCTGGGCTGTAACAGCAAGGCTCCCAATTATGCTTTCGCTATGAAGTGATGGGCATAGTCATGCACTGGTACACCAGATTCTGGGAGCGATTCGCTATCGGTATCCTCGTTAGATCCAGCAACATCTCTCTTCTTGCCTTCAAAGATATTGACCTTGACCAAATCATCATGGCTGGATCGCCGGATGATCCTGCTGCAATGGCTTTCATCGATGCCAACACCCCGGACGATGAGAACTACACAGATCCCGACTCATTGATGTTGGAACGCTTATTTCATGCTCCAGATGGAGAAAAACCAAACTAAAAAAAACATGCAAACAGTTCACCTCAAAAAATCCAATGACTTCGCAATCTTTATCGAGAACCCCGGAGGAAGCTGGTTTGAAATCTCAGGACAAGGGCGAGTTGCACTCACCCCAGGCCGATATGTCGAGCGGCTTGAGGCTGAAAAAAGGATTGAAAGACTTCGGTCAATGGGTTACAAGCGACAGCGACTGGCCTGTGATTCGTGAGATTGCTGGCACGATCAGCTGCATGACAGTTGTCACCTATGTCTCTGGCTACACGGTCGGGACTTGGTTCCACAAAACTAAAAATCAACTAATCAACAAAATTAATGACACGATTAATCGGCCTTTATAGCAATGCACCGGGCTCCGGGAAGTCCACTGTTGCGTGGATGTGCGGAGGTCTCACGCTTTCGTTTGCAGACCCGTTGCGAAATTTTGTTTCTCACACTCTGTCAATGCTCGGCCACGATGGGATGTCTTTGGTAAGGAGTAGTAAGGAGGAACGAGTCCCTGGGTTAGGAGTGACGCCTCGTCAGATGATGCAAACTCTCGGCACTGAGTGGGGCAGGGCTTGCATCCATCCCGATTTTTGGGTGATGATTGCTGAGGCTGACGCTCGGTCGTGGATGGGGCAGGTTGATGTTGCGTTTGACGATGTGCGGTTTCCGAATGAAGCTGAGATGATCCGAAGGCTTGGTGGCGAGCTATGGCTCGTGGACCGGCCTGGTGTTGTCTACGAGGGTGATCATGCGAGCGAGGGTGCTTTGCATGACATCGTGCCTGACGCCGTGGTTCATAACAGCGGAAGCCTGGGGCACCTCCGGGAAGTAGTCACTGGCCTACTCGAATGACCATCACTATTAATTTTCTTGTATCTGGCTTTTGTTTATGGTTTGCTTTGGTCGTATTATTCCTTTTCTAATTGTCACTCTTTTTGTTTCTATTGCTTTACATGAACATGCCCTTATTTTTCCTGCTGGCACTGGTGACGGGACCACCTATCCAGCGAGTCGGTGAGACCTGCCCGCTGGGGTACTGGCGAAACGGTGGATACTGTGTCGTTTCGCCTGGAGCTGTTGAGGTTCGGGATACGCTGCCAAACCCGGCTCTTGATACCTGCCCTGTTGGCTGGTATCGGGCCAAGGGATATTGCCTGAGGACTCGCTAGATTCAAGCCATGACAGGATTTAAATCAGCAGCTGGCGCTGCAGCACATGAGCAGTACATGCGTACTGTTTACCTCGATGTTTTGTACGAGCTAGACAAGCGCGACGACCCTGACCATGAGTTCAGGGGTTGCTACACAGGTTTATGGGAAATGTACGGAGAGAAGCATGACCGTTGAGATCGCTAACACTGAGGACGGGCTTGGATTGATCGTTCGCGTATGCGAAGACAACATTTGCCAAGAGGGGGTCGCTGTTTGCAAAGAAGGATTTACTTCAAGTATGCATTTAGTCGAGAAGAAAGCGAACGAACTCAGGGCTGCTATCCGCAAGCAGGCGGCTGACACGTTTAAGGAGATCCAACAGCTAGAGGCCGAGGCGATGGGAGTGCCTCCGGGAAGGAAGCCTGACTAGGGTGCAGCGATGAGCTTTGATGTTGAATTTGATATTGACCCTATGGTCAAGCGCTTGGACGCTCTTAGGGCGGTCCAGGTGCCTTTCGCCACGTCTCTTGCCATAAATAATGCAGCAAAGAGGGCTCAAGCAGACTTAAAGTTTGAGATGCGTAGGGTATTTGATCGGCCTGTTCCTTTTACTCAGAACAGTATTTACATCAAATACAGCAAAAAAGATGATCTTTACGCAAGAATTGGCCTAAAGGAGTTTGAAGGCAAGGGTAATGCAGCGGCTGATTACTTGCTGCCTCAGATCCAAGGCGGTCCCGCTTATGCAACTAGGTTCCAAAAATCCTTGAGGCAAAAAGGGGTACTGGCTCCTAACGAGTATGCTCGTCCAACACAATCTGATTACCTTAGATTTAATCAATACGGGAACGTAAGCCCTGGCCAGTACACTCAAATTCTTTACAGCCTGCAGGCTTTTAGGGACAGTTCGGCCTTCTCTTACAAGAAGAACAAGGATCGCAAAAACGCTTTTACCTATATTGCCAGGACTACTGCTCAGTACAACGCTGGCGGTCCTCGCAATTTTTATCCAGGAATTTATATGGTTACTGGCTTAAAAAATGCAGATCGCTTAAACGACGACGAAGCAGCGATGTTCTGGATCGGGAGAACACCAAATCTTCCTGGTAAATACAACTTCAGAAAAGTTGGAAGCGAATCAATTGCTAAAAATTGGGATAAAGAATTTGGCAATGCTTTAGCTAAGGCTATAGCGACTGCAAAGTAAAAAGTTCTTGCAAGGTATCGGTTCTTGCGAGGTTTCGGTTTTAGGCGAAGTTCTTGCAAGGGTTCGGTTATAGGGACTTTCCGGTTTAAGGGGTTTTTGGGAAAATTTGTAGTACTAGTGTACTACTAGTACTGGTGTACTACTAGTACTAATGTACTATAGTACAAGTGTACTATTTTTAACATTTAACGATTTGGATTGCGTCACTAAGTAACACGAACTCAAAAATGTAGATGCAAACAATTAATCGTACATTTTCTGTAAATTATAAACAATTAAAAAAATTGCACACTAATTCTATTCAGTGTCAATCGCAATTTTTCGCGCAATTGTTTACACTAACTCGGATGTGAGAATGATTCTCATTTTCACCTCCTCGGTGAGTTAGTGAGGCTCACCTCCTCGGTGAGTTAGTGAGGCTCACCTCCTCGGTGAGTTAGTGAGGCTCACCACGTGACCCATAAGCTGAACCTATGGGCAGACCTCGGGAGGCCGTCTCATAAGCGTAACGACTTATCAGTGGTCTGTATCGCCTCCTACGATCACCGCTGCTAATAGGGTTGCGTTATGGGTTGCGTTCTCGGCTGATTTATCGCTATAAAGAGGAGGCGATCAAGAGGTCGCGTTTCAAATGCTTTCTATCAAATGCCTAACAACTACAAAGTCCTTCTCGCTGGCTCAGCCAGAGATGCCTACATCTCCGACAGGTTCTCAGCCTGCCCCGATCCTTTAACCTCGGCTTCTCTCCATCTAGTGTCGGCTGAACTTAAAGCTCTCTGCTCTGAGCTCTCCTCTCGTTTCGAGAATAAAAAGAGAGACAACGGAGACGTCTTCATCGTCTTAGAAGGCCCAGAAGACCAGATCAGAGAGTCTGCCTCCTCTGCTCTTATGGCTGCTCATAGTGACGAGCTTCCTAACGATTGGCGCTATGAAGTCTGTTCTCTGGCCTGTGACGCTATCTCAGAGGCCGAGGAGGCCGAGGAGCTCTCAGAGATAATCAATGAAGTTGCAGAGAACGTGACGACCGTCTACAACTCTCAGCTGTTCTCTTGGTACGCAGAGAACTCCACTCGCCTTAGTTATGCCGAGGAGGCTAGGGAGGAGTTTGGACCTAGTGAGGAGGTGATAGGAGACCTCCACATGGGTCAGTATCTCGCAGCCAGAGAGACGGCTCAGAGCTTCATCGATTCTCTCGCCTCTTCATTATGAAATACCTCTGTGAGCACACTGACACGTTTGGAGGAGAGGCTAATTACTCCTGGGTTCAGAGAGAAGAGCTCGTACTCTCTGATAACGCCTCAGACCTCTCTCTCGTGAGAGCTGCAAAGTCTGCTCTCGGCCTCTCTGGCGTTAGGTGCCAGAGGTCAGAGGTCGGAGAATCCATCGAGCTCCGACCCTATGGAGAATGCTCGATTGTCTTTATTACTCCAATCTATTAAATCATGACCGTATCAATGCTTAAGTCTTCAAGATTATGGGAGAACGTAGAGAGGCTTATCTCTCTGTCTGGCTCCTTCTACCTCTATGAGCCTAGAGAGAGATGCCGTAACTCTGGCCACGGTTCTCCCCTGGAGTGGGTTGCAGTTAATCCTAACGAAGCTGGCTATCTCCATTATTCAGATCTATCAGACACTAGCCTCGTTCTCTGCTCCACACTGGGAGGAGGTGCCTCCCAACTTGCGCCTCTGGAGATAGTGGAGAAAATAATAGAGAAGAGGCTCTGGTCAGAAGTCACCCTATTATTTGTCTCT